CTGCTGAATTGTTCCGCATCAAAGCGCAGCGCCATGATTGCGCTGTTGGGGTAGCGCAATTTCTGCTCAATTATCTCGGTGTAACTCGACCAATACAAATCATTAAGCAACTGGCTGCTGGTGCTGTCATCCGTGACGCGCACGACGCGTACATCAACTGGGAAGGCGCCGCTGATCGCGACCTTATAGTCGCGCTGATACTGGTCAGCTGTGCGGCCAGTGATCTGGTCATCGATCACCGTGGTATAGCCGCCGCCGTTGTACTGCACCTGAATGAGTAGGTTGACACTGGTGCCGTAAATATCCCCTTCGTCTGTATACCGTTCAAGCCGCGGCAGGGTAACGGTTACCCGAACGGCATTGACATTGCTGTCTGTAACGGTGCGAGTCAGCGGCGATGCCTGCTGAACGATCGTGTTGACGCTGATCTCATCTTCAACATCTGAGAAGCCAGAGATATAGGTCTGTGCTTGCGTGCCATAGCGCGCATCGACTGTAATGTTTTGGAAGTTGTAATCAGCCGCCTGGGGGCCGGTTGCATCTGCACCTTGCCGCAGGATCTGCGTGCCGTTGAGAAAGATGTCCTTCAACAACGCGCGGTTGTAATTGGCATCGCCCCGGGTGTATGACCGAGCTGATGGAAAGCCTTCGATCTCGCCTTCACTGAGCAGATCGACAAAAGTACCGAATTGCTTCGACGCCAGACTGTCGGCATCACGGACTGGTGTCCGGGCTGGCGCTTCTACCTGCTGAACAACTGTTTGTTGTTTGCGTCCACCAGAACCGCGGATCAGGTCGCTCATGCGTCTATCTGCACAGTGTCGATACCGGCCGAGATCACGACCGAGCCGATGATGGTCTCGCCATAAACGATCGGCACGGGCACACCCTGGCGGCTGGTGTTTTGCACGCCGCTGAAGCTATAGGACTTCTGCGGATCAAGCTCAGTCTCCATTGTGCCGCTATTCGTACTTGACTGCGCGATCGTTGACGTTGGCGTCAGCAGTTGGCTCACGCCCCCAAGGATCAGCGCGCCACCAAGCAGGCCCACCTTGGTGACAATCGAACCAGCAAGCCCCAATCCCAACCCTGGGACAAAAATTGCCAGCGCAACCAGCGCAACTCCAGCCAAGATTTTGCCAACAGCACCAGCCCCACCGATCACCGGGACGATGCTGATCGCATTGCCGCCAACTGGACCATGCAAGTCCTCGCCATCAATGGCGTGATCACCCACCTTTACCCGGTAATACCGGCCAGGTTCGCTGATGTGTGCCTCAATCCCAGGGAAGTTGGCGATCAAAAATCTGACGGCTTCTCCTGCGGTGTCTACAGCCGCCAGGAAACGACGCTTCCCTACGAACTTGGCAAGCTGTCCATAAAGTCGGATCTCGCGCAGCATGGCCAGCGTCAGCCTGTTATCAGTGTATCTGCGGCTTGATGCCGCAGACGCCTGCCTGTGCATTTCTGTAGCCAGCCGCCATACAGATCACGGCTGCTCAGCCGACCACGCAAATGATGCAGCACCAGCTGGTCGCCGATGTAGACGCCGACGTGGTTCAACCCTTGGCCTTCGATGCTCATCAGCAAGGCATCCCCAAATTGCAGGTCTTCATCAGGCAGCAACTCGCTGAACCCTGCATCACGCCAGAACTGATCGAACTGAGGCGCCGCCTCAAACTCCGCTGGTGTGATCGGTCGCGGCCAATCCGGCAGGTCAATGCCATGCTCGCCGTACCAGTCGCGGACCAGCGTCCAACAGTCGGCAACCGCCCAGACCCACTCGCGGCCAATCAGCGGCGCCTTGTAGCCGCTTGGCGCGGTCTCTGACCACGCTTCAGTCTTCGGGTTGCAGATGTGCCACGGCAACCCGCTGATCTCGATGCTGAGCAGATCCGCCTGGCTGGGTGCTGCTGGTGTGATGGGATGGCTATGAAAGATCGCCTCAATCTCGCCGGCATCTTCGGCCGCAGCGAAGTCGGTCGGATCCATGATGAACTGATCGCCATCGGTTGCCAGGTTCTGGCATGGCCAATAGCGACGCCGGCCTTTGACCACCACAACCAGTCCACACGCCTCGCGCGGGTCTTCGCCTTTGGCGTGATCCATTGCCGAGTCGCGCCAGCTCATTAGGTAAATGCTCCGATACCAGGGAAGGACCCGAACGGCAGCGAGCCGGTCGATCCAAACCGTAGTTTGCAGCTATCGAGCCGCTTGCCGCAAACATCCAGCGCCAACGTGCCGACGGGTTGATCGCTGGCGTTCCAGTAGTTGCTGCCGGTGTAGCTGCATTCGGCTGAGCGATAGACCCATTGGCAAATGCTGCTGATGCACTGTCGTTTTGGTGCGCGAACACCAGCCAGGTCAAACGCTGCAGCACATTCCCACTCGACTAGCTGGCGATTCTCGGCTGACTTGCGGCTTAGGTAATAGATCTCACGCGGGAACTCCGCAGTCGGATCTGGGGTGCCGTAGGGATTGGTGCCACCGGAGAAGTTGGCGCCATCGATGTAGCGGGCCATCGTGCGGATCCGGGTCAATTTGGCGCCGGCCAGGTCGTTGTTCGGCGTCACCGCGTTGACTGTTGCCAGGATGGTGCTCATCGTGCCGAGCACGTTGCTGATCTTGATCTTCGGCCGTGGCAACTGACCATTGCCGCTGTACTCGAACCCCTCCATCTCAAGCGGTAGCCACTGGTATGAGTTGCTGTCCCATACCAGTTCACCGTTGGCGTCCATGTTGCTGCCCGCATGGAAGCGGTAGACCGTGCTACTGCCATGTAATGCAGCAACCAGCTGCAATTCAAACAGCTCGATCACCGAGCTAGGTGCGATCTTCTGAAGTTCTGAAACTGGAATCGCCATGGGTTACGGCTCAAAGACCTCGACGAAGGTGGCGCTGATGTTGTTGAAGTTGCAAGACCGTAGCGTGGCCTGCCACTCCTTGCAGATGTATTTGCTGGCGCTGCCGCGTGGCGGCGTCCAGTCAAACGACTCAACCGCAGCACGCGCCTCGAGGAAGGCCAGGATGTTGTCCCGTTCGGTGTCGGTGCGGTTCAGGAACTGCAGCTGCCATTCCTTGCCGTCGCGATGCAGGCCAAACCCGACGCGCTGCTGATAGCCATCGCCTGCCTGGAAGGTGACGACACGCGGCTTGCTGATCTCGGTTGCCTCAAAGCTGGGCGTATAGGTGAAGGTGGCCATTATGCAAGCAATCCTCCGGGGCGCTTCTGGGTGACTATCTCATTCTTGACCGCTTCGCTGATCGCGCGAGCAAACTGCCCAGCGCGGCCCTCGTCGCCTTGGGCTCTGGTGCCTGTTGCGTCCACGTTGACGGTGACATTAACGCCACCAGCACCGCCGGCGGCTTCAACGCCAAGACGGCCATCACGGCCACGGCGCAGCGGCATGATCGCCTCTGGCCCAGCCTCGCCCATCAGGCCCGTGCCGTTGGCAAACGGAAACATGGTGGGCTTGTCAACGATGCCACCGCGGGCAAACTTCTGGATTCCGTTCTGAGCAAAGATACCGCCGTTAGCGAAGCCGGGGATATTGAATAGCTTGCCAACGCCCCCCAACAGCGGCGCAATGATGGCCTGTCGGATCGCAATGCGAGCGATGTCGGCAATGATGCTTTTGGCTAGATCCGCAAAGCTTGCCTTCCCAGTGGTCACAAAACTAACCAGTTGATCTTCAAGCCCTTGGAAGGCACCCTTCACCGAGTCAGCCACCTGCGCGCCAAAGTTTTTGAGCTGGTCGTAATACTGCTTCAAGCTTTCGCCAAAGGTATCTTTGAAACTTTTCTTCACATCTTGGCTGGCCTGAATCAGCTCGCGCAATTTGGCGATCTGCTCATCGGTCAGACCCGGAAGTCGCTGAATGATCGTCTCCAGTTCTCGATTGATCTCCAGTTTTTTTAGCTCTTCACCTGTGATCAGTCCTGCCTTGATCTTCAGGTCTTCAACCGTGCGGTTGTAGTTCTCTTGCAGCTCCTGACGCTTCATGAAATCCTGGGCAACCGCAGTGCCAAGTTGCTGCGCAAAATCAATCTCAGTTTGAAGCAATTTAGTGGCGGCATCAGCCTCAAGCTTTTGCCGTTGACGTGCGCCGATCTTCTGCTTGTCAAGATCAAGCAGGGTCAACCCGTACTCCAACTCTGCCTCTTGCAGTTTGTTTCCATCGATCCTGGCCTTATTCAGCAACATGCTCAGCTGCAATTCCTGAGCTGTAATCTCCGTAATTTCTTTGGCTTTCTTCGGTGCCTTGCTCTTTTCAAGGCCAACCAAGCTGGGGGTCGCGCCAGCTGTTGGTTCAGGGATGGAGATGCCTTTGAAGGCGCCTCCAAGCCCAGCAGTAATTTTCTGAGTGATGCCGTCGATCAGCTTGCTAATCCCAAGGCCCAAGGCGCCAGCCGCTAGGGTGCCGCCGATAGCGCCGCCAATGATTGCAGTGGCAGGTGTCTTGCCAGACTTCACGCCAGCAATCAAACCAACCACAGCCACACGTGCAGTTTCAAGTGCAAGCATCGCCCGCTCAAGCGTGAGCATGGTCCGCATCACGCCAACCACGCCGCGCAATGCTGTCGCAAATGTGGTGATGTTGGTTGCAATAAACACGCCAGCCGTGACGCCACCAAGTACCACCATGGTCTTGATTAGCGAAGCCGCTGCCTGTTGCAAGCCAGCTGCGCCACCGACTGCCGCATAGAACTCCTTGGCCAGATTGCCCATTGCGGTAATGCCTTCGCTAACAACAACCAGCAACCCACTCATGATCGGCAGCAGCTTCGATCCGATCTCGACGGTGAGCATCGTCGTCTGCGCACCCATCAACCCCAGTTGATCGTTGAAAGCATCGGCCTTGTTTGCAAACTCCGGGCCGATATTCAAACCAAACCGCTGGATTTCCTGACTTCCTAAGTTAAGTAATGGGATCAGCTCTCGCCCTGACTTACCCAGTAGGCTTACTGCCAATTCATTTTTCACGGCACCATCCTTCATCTTGCTGAAAGAATCGGCCACCTTGAGCAGCACTTGATCTGCAGATTTCAGCGTGCCGTCAGCGTTCTTCACACTGATGCCTAGGTATGCAAAGTTGGCAGCCAAGTCTTTATTGCCAGTGGCTGCGTTCACCATATTTTGATTCAGCTTGCCCAAGCTTTTGGCCACGCCTTCCAAACTGCTGCCGCTTAGCTCTGCTGCAACCTTGAACTGCCCCAGGGTTTGGATGCTGACGCCTGTTTGCTGCGACAGGTCGCGCATGTCATCAGCTAGATCAATCGCGCTCTTAGCCAATGCCACCACACCGCCAGTGACGGCTGCTGCCGCCAACCCCTTGATGCCCATCACCAACAACCCGGCCGCTTGACTGGTGTTCTTGATCTGGCCCTCGAGCCCCTGCATCGAGTTGCCAAGCCGGCGGATGTTGTTCTCGCCGATCACGTTGGCCGTGATCTTCAGGGCAGCATCGAGGTTCAAAGCCATGATCAGCTTCCTTGCTTGTTGATGGCTTGCATGGCGGCGACCTCCATGGTCTGCAGGTCTTCCAGCAGGGCACGCTGGTCCTGCACCTCATACAGTCTAAACAACCATTGGGCGGCTGAATAGTCCAGACCGATCACGCCGTTCATCGTTGATCGCCATTGCGTCTGCAACCGCAGGAACATCTCAACGGTTGACCAGTTGTCAGGATGCACCTCGAACTCAGCTGCCACTGGTGGCGGCAGGTCTGGCAGTTCAAAGCCCATGGCCGCGGCATCTGCAGCGGCATCATCAATGACACCGCCACCTGCCCAGTATTCCGCAGCCTCTATCAGTTTTTTCGCTTGGCTCCTTGCAGGCTCTCGAAGTAGGCCAGCGTGATGGCAGCCGCCAGCATCGGCACATCCAGCAGCTGCTGCAGTGCCGACTGGCTGAAGGGAATATCCTTGCCGGCATCATCCGTGACGCCAGCCCAACCAATCAGCACCTCACCAGCCAAGGTGGAGTCGGTAATCTCCTCCGCCTTGATCTGCTCGCCGATCTCTGTGATGCGCGACTGAGCCAGCCGCTTGAACTCGCCGTCAAATGTTTGCCGCTCATGCCGGCCGCCATCGACAGGGATGTCGAAGGTGACCGGCCAAGTGTAGGAATCAGACTGCTTGAGGACGAATGCCACGCGATTTAGGTGTAAGCAAGGGACAGCTCATCATTGCCCGAGCTGGTCGGCACGGCAATGAAAGGCATATTAAGCATCTGCACGCCGTCCTGATCGCTGTAGGTCAGGTTGCCAAGGTCAGACTGCGCGGTGGTCACCGTGCATCTGTTGCCGGCAGTAGTGCCGTGCTGGAAGGTGATGCTCCCTGTGCTGCTGCCAGTGGCGATAGCGAAGAAGTCCTTCGCTGTAATGGTCGGCGCCTCGATGACGACCGTGCCGCTGGGTGCCCGGTTAGTGATCAGGATCTCCTTGGAGCAACCGACCAGCTCGCGATAGATAACATCGTTTGCCATCGAGAAGTTGTAGGACTGCAGACAACCGCTATAGGAGAACGCCGAGAAGCTGGTGGTATTGCCTTCCTTGAACAGCAGCGGGGCCGCCTGGTTGGCGTAGGTCGGGGTGGGCAGCGTCTCGTCGGTCGGGGCGTTGTAGATGCCGGTCATCGTGAATGCGATCGAAGGGATCGCGCCCACTTCAGCGGACAGTTCAAACGTGCCGCGGCAGCCCGTCAGTTTGTGGCGAATGCCGTCTTCGTGATAGTGGATGGTGCAGCTCTCGAAGCCGCTGCTCTCGGGCGCATAGGTGGCGCTGGTGCTGGTGACCAGCGTCTCGCTCAAGCCGCAGCTGCGCAGCACCGGGCCATACGCGGGTGCCGTGCCAGCAGTACCTGACCCAGCCAACTCAACCTCGAAAGTAACCTCGACCCGTGTCTGCGCCAGCAGTTGATCGGCTTGGCCCATGTAAGGCCGCACCAGATCACGGTTCACCGTATCGGCAACCAGCGGCTGGATCTCAAGGTTGCGCACCAGGATCGCGTTGCTGCTGCCAGTCGGCGAAGAGTCGGTCCCGTAAGTGCTTTCAATCTTCGCCAGGATCAGGCGTCGGCGAGTCAGAACTGATGCCATTGGAGGCTACCTCGAGGGTTGGATGAGGGGCCGGCTGGGTCCGCTCGACGAGCTTTCGCTTGCCGGTTTTGAGATCGACCAGATAGCTGCCGCCCTGGCCTTTGTATTCGTCTACCATCGTAGCTGCTAAGGGCTTAAGGATAGATCGGCCACTCGGGTCCGATACCTCACAGCGTAGTCGCAACTGATCACACCACTCGGCTGATCTGCTTCGACCAGATCAAACGAGACCGAGACAGGCTGCACATCGTAGGCATTGCCGCCCAATGTCAGGTCTGCCATTACCTTGGCGTGCAGGCTTTGGACCGTTGCATCAGCCACTTGGTCTGGCACATCACCGCGGACGATCACTGCGATCCTCACCGTCAGCGTCCAGTCCAGCGTTGGGAGGCTGGTGTTCTGCTCGGCGTTGTCGCTGACGGGTTCGACCACAATGGCCGGCAACTCGCCTCTGGCCAACGGCTCGACCCGGCTGCGATAGATCCGTGTGCTGACTCCTGTGGTACCTGTCAGTGCTGTGCGAATCGCCGCCAGGATTGTTTCGCGTTTGGTTGCCATGGGTTAAGCAGATGCGGCTTGGATGACAGTGCAGATGATGCCGGGCACGCTCGGGTGAGCGTAGGGACTGGTCTGGGCTGCCTCAGCATGGATGTAGGCCGCGACGTTGCTGGTTGCCCACATCAGCTCGAGGTAGTCGTTGGTGGTCAAGCCCAGCACAAAATTGACGCAGCCGATCACATTCCCATCAACGTTGCCATGCCGAGCAATGATGCTGAAACGGCTATCGCTGGCTGGCACGTCAACGCCGTTCTTGCGCAACCAAACGTTGATGTCGTGAATTGAGTTGTCGGTATTGCTGAACTGAATCGAAAACGTAATGCTGTAGATGCCCGGATGGTCAATCGTCAGGCGCGTGTCTGAGATGATCTTGGTGCCACGGCTTGCCGTGTCAATCTGCCGCAGCTTGATTCCATAAGCCGTATTGGCAAGCGCCGCCACTTGCGACGTGCCATCCCAGAACGAGCCCCAATATCCAGGGTTGCCAAAGTAGGGCAGGCCAGACCATGCTGTCCGGCCATCACCAATCTTGAGATTCTCGGTGTCGCTTTCAAGGCCAGGCTCACCAGCCAACAGCACTGGATTGACTGTCGCCCATTGGCTACGTGTGTTGCTCTTGAAAGGGCCGCTCATGACTTCTGAAGTGCGATCTGAACGAACTTGCCATCATCGATCAACATGGTCTCGCGCACCGTATAGGCCACGCTATCGACCGTGATCGAGTTGCCACGGATCAAGCTGCCGAAGTTTGAAGCCCGTGCGGTAAGGGTGTAGTCAGTGCTGAGCACCATGCCATCGCTCAAGATCTGGCTCGGCATGTCCAGGATCCCGTTAGCAGTAACGGCGCCAGCTGTGCAGCTGACGCCGAAGTCTGCCAGGAAGATGTCCAGATCTTCCGTGATTGCCATTAGCCGTACTTCGCAGAAGCGAGGCCCAACACTGCGACAGCACCAGCGCCGGTGCCACCAGCAACCGTGATCGAGACCTTCACAAAGCGCTTCAAAGAAGTCACGTTGACGTAGATCTTCTGCAGTGATGCAGTGTTAGCGGTAGTGGTGGTGAAAGCGCCGCCAGTCACGTCGGTGTAAGTACCGCCGGAAGTGTCGGATTCGGTCAGTTTTACGGCATAGGTGATGCTGGCACCGCCGGCTTCGGCGTCCAACAGCACAGCCATGTCGCCCTCGTAACCCTGCAGGTCAACAGCAGAGCCGGTGCCTGTAGCAGTCACCACGTCGTTGCGGAGCAGACCGAGGACCGTGGTCTTCGATCCAAGATTGTGGATGGTCATGGTTTTGCCCTCCGTCGAGGGGTTGAAGGTTTGCGTGAAGGTTGAGCAATAGTCTCAACCGCATCAGCCACTTGTGCGGCAGCTTGAATTGCTTTGCCAATACCAAGCAGGAGTTTGGCATCGGAAGGGGACGCCTCAACGACATCCCCAACACGAACCACCGAGCCCGCAAGCATTGTTTGCCGTAGGACCTGGATCAACATCAGAGGGTGTTGTTGCCGCGGCTGAAGGACTCAGGATGGCGAATTGCGATGTCGCAATCCTGCATCGCGATGACGCGCACAGTGCCGCTGGTGCTGTGGGTGTAGGGGTCAACCATCAGGTCGAGACCTGAGAAGTAACCAATGATCAGGTCGGCGAAGTTACCGAACCAGAGATCGTTGGATGCCACTTGGTTAGAAAGCACGCCGCGATAACCGTTAACCTCGCCGTTCTCCATGATGAAGATGCCAGAGCCGGCGTCCTTCTTCGTGGTCTTCAGATTGCCGCGCATGGCAGCGTTCATCAGGTAGACGGGGCTGCCCAGCAGAGCGTTGGCGGTTGCCACGTCGCTCTCGAGTGCCACCACCTCAGCGAAGGTAGGAGCATCAGCGGCGAAGTCTTCAGTGCCGATGCCGGTGGTGTTCTTCAGGCCGAGGGGCTCATTGCTGGCGCCCGTGCCGTAAAGACCAGCAGCGTCGATCTTGAGAGCGATCACTTGAGCCAGGTCGTTGCGAACCATGTTCTCCACGTCGATGGAGGACTGGATCATCAGGCGACGGCTGAAGTCGGTGTAAGCAGCCACGGTGCGGGGCACCAGGCTGACTTGATCGACGGTCTGCTGGGACTCAGTGGGAGAGCCGGACTCGGCCACCCAGTAAGCGGTAGCGGCGCCACTCTGGCGGGGGATTGCAACGTTGCCAGTCAGGCCGGTCAGCACGGTGGCGCCAGCTTGATCCAGGGCAGAAGCATTGCGAAGCAGATCGATGAAGCTTCCAGAGTCGAGCATTGTCTCGACGAGGTTGCCACCGGCGGTAGCAGCGCCAACGTTCAGGTCGCGGCGGAGCACTTCCTGAGGGATGGTGATGCCACGGCTCTGGCGGCCGAGCTTGGTAGCAGCAGCGTCAGATGCCTCAATCTCGAAAGCAGCAGCCTCACGGGCAGCGCGATCGGTTGGGTTGGACAGATAGTTGATGGCACGCAGGAAGGAGAAGCTGCGGGCTTCCTTCTCGCTCATGCCGAGATCAGCGGCGCTCATGTTGACAGGCTCCTGTGGGATGTTCATTTTGTCTAGAACAGCAGCCCGGGCCTCGTCGATTGAACGACCAGACTCGACCAGCTGGCGGCCCATCTCGCCCATGTTGTGCTTGTCGCACAGGGCAGAGATCTCAGCGATGCGGGAGCGCTCAGCCTCGGCGGCTTCGGCCCGCACCACGGCCAGATCGGGGGTGGTGGATTCCATTGAAGGAAGGGGATCAGGGGATGGTGCTGCCGAAGCAGCAGGTTCTGTGGGCGTTAACGCGCGGCCAATGCCCACAGTTTTGTCAGCGGGAACGCTGACGATCGACACCTCGTAAGGTGCCCAGGCAGTAGCAACAAAGTCGCCACTGCCGCGCTCCTCCATTTTGTCGATGGAGTAGCCGAAGGACACATTCCGAAGAACGCCGTCCTTCACGTCGCTCAGGACTTCCTGAGCAAACGGGTTGCGGCTGAACCGCACCCGCGCATAGCCGCGCCGTCCTTTGCTATCAATCCTCGCACCCTCAACCACGCCGATCACACGGTCTGGGTTGTGATTGAACAGCAGCGGCGCGCCATCGTTCAGACGGCTCAGATCAGCCGCCTTTGCCTCGTGGCTCAGGATCTCGTTGCCGAAGTAACGCGCAACAGGGAACTCAGAGCTGAACGGGAACTCATAGATCCGATCCTCCACCTCGTCAAAGGTGGTTAACTCAGCCCGCTGATGGCGGCCAAGGCCAGGCATAGCCCGCAGTGCGTCGATCTTGTTCAGCGTCGAGAACTTATGGCCAACCATTGTCTCGGTAGCCTCCCACCCATCATCGCCTTCGCTGTAGATGCGAATCAGCGCTGCAGGATCTTCTGGTGTTGCGTCGATGCTGAACTCAGTGCCGGGAACTCCAAGCGTACCCTCGCGCATGATGTGTTCGATCCTGCCCTGAGCAGTACCGCCGCTCGAATCCCAGCGCACAAAGTCGCCCTCGGTCAACTCATCAGCAGCTGCACGGCTCCGGCCTTCGCCGTCACCCGTGGCTTCCTCAAACTCAATCGCGTCAAAGTCATGATCGGCCAGCCATGCCCGTGCCTCGGCTGCCGTAAAGACCGAACTGCGGAACCGGATTGCCTGCAATTCGCTCTCGCCTTCCTTGATGCCATAGATGAAGTCCACGCCATTGCCGCCTTCATCGTTGACGCGACGCAGCGAATCGTACTGCCCCGGATCTTTCAATCGCGCAGCGTGTTCGTTCGGATAGGGGCGCTCCATCTCCATAGCGCTTCTCTCTTGTAGTTCTTTGATTCTATCGGCCTTGCTATTCGACCAAGTTTGCCCGGCATCACCACCCCATGCTGCCCACGCCACACGGCCCGGCGAGGGATAGCCATCTTCGTCAGGGCTGAATCCTTCGCCCTGCTTGTCCACCTCATGCCGCGCGAACCATGCCGCCATCGTGATCACGGTGTCTGGGCTCAGCTCATCACCCGACAGGATCTGACTGGCCCTATTCGCCGCCACCTCGGTGCCGCCCTGCTCACCGTCAGCCTTCCAATCGCGGTAGCGCTCCGCTTCTGTGCGCATCCCATCGGTTGGCATTAGGTCGATCTCAGTGCCGTTGACGTTTGCCATCAATCCTCTGGATCCTCAAGCGGATCCTCGAGCACAGATAGCTCTTCGTATTCCTCCTCTTCCATTGGCGATTCGGTGTCACCAAATGGATCGATCGAACCGGCCGGCCTGACCTGCGTCAACCCAGCACCGCTGACTTCGCTCGGATCTGTATCCAGCACGATGTCCAGCTCGTCAAGCTTGGCCAGTTCTGATTGACGCTGCGTCAGCACATCATCCAGATCGCCGCCTTGTTCGCTGATCACCTGCGCCAGTGTCTTGAATCCACATCTCACGGCCGCCTTGTAAGCCTCAACCTCACGCTGCGGATCAACCCACTCCCAGCTCCGGGGCACCCACTTGCTAGCCCGGTAGCGGTCGGGGTTGGTTTCGTAGCCTGGCAAGTTCAGCGCACCGCTCAGCACTGCCATCTCAAGCCATGCCTCAAAGACCGGCTGATGGAAGTTCTCGATCATGTAGCGCTGCAGCACCCGATAGGTGTCGCGCTCCTCAAGCAAGCTCAGCCGGCTGCTGCTGTAGTTGCTCTCGCTGAAGTTCTTGCTGATGCTCTCAAAGCTCACACCCACGCCAGCTGCCACAGCCCGCAACATTGACCGGGTAAACGGCTCAAGCTGACCGTCAGGTGCATTCAGGTCGGGGACCGTGACGCTTTCGCCTGGCGCCAGATACTTGAACACGCCCGGCGTGAACTCACTCACGCGCTGGCCTTCATAAACCTCATCACCCACCAGCTCGCCCTCTGGCGATTGAATAAATCCCATCAGCGCACTGCTGGCCCGTGCCCTCACTACCTCGGCCTCCTCATAGCCCTGCAGCATGTGGAGCCGCATCAGCGCCGACGCGAACCACGTCACCCCTCTGGTTTGCCCCGGCCGCTCGGGCAGAAACAAATGGATCACTTCATCAGCAGGCACCCGAATCCGCCGGCCATTAGTCCGAGGATTTCCGGCGTATGTGTCACCCGGATGGTTTGCGTAGAAGTGATAAGCCTGCGGCCGCAGATACCCATCCACCTCGATGCCCATCCGAACCGTGTTGCCATCAGCCGCCTGTGGCACATCGTCATCAATCAGATAGTCCGCCTCAAGCACCTGCAAGGCAAATGGCACTCGGCTACCGCCAAACGATTTGCGGATCATGCGGATGAAGACCTCACCCGACTCGGCCATGCTGCGCGCCAGCAGGCGCTCCATGTCGTGGAAGCCCAGCAGGCCGCTCACATCGCAGCGGCTTTTGTGCATCCACCGCTCCCACTGCTCATGCACTTGGCCATTGATCACCTCATCAAGGCGCCCGCCGCGCAGCATCTTGATCTGACCTTGGTGCCGGATCCCATGGCCAATCACATTGTTCTGGATCGCGCGAACCGCCTGCCTTGCGTAATCGTTGTCCCGCACCAACTGCCGCGCACGGTTGCGCAGTGCCTTGAAGCTCGACTTGATCTCGCTGTCGGCGCTCGTGCCACTCGTCACCCAGTCAGCAGTCAGCCGGCTAACCCGTGCGCCTTGGTATGCCCGACGCTGGGGCCGCAATGGCTCAAAACCCATCGCCCTAAATAACCGAGTCCGCAATCCCATCAGAACCTCACGAACAGATTATGGGGATTGCCAAG